CGCAAGGCTGTGACTGCTGTTATTCTTGAGAATCAAGCTCAAGAAATGCAGAAGCAATCTGGTATGATGATGGAAACTGCACCAACTAACTCTTTAGGTGGTACAGGTTATTCCGGTGGTTCTACTGCAACAGGCCCTGTTGCCGGTTTCGATCCAATCCTAATCAGCTTGGTTCGCCGTTCTTTGCCTAACCTTATCGCTTATGATATCGCTGGCGTACAACCAATGACAGGCCCAACAGGCTTGATCTTTGCAATGCGTTCTACTTACGGTACTAACCGTGATATGACTAACAGTGCTATCGAAGCATTCTACAATGAAGCCAACACTGGTTTCGCAGGTGACAAAGCGACACAAACAGCTATTTCTATGGCTGCTAACACTGCTTTGGGTAACCAAAACGTTTTTGCTTCTACAGTTACAACTGGCGGTGCAATGGCAACTTCTGTTGCTGAAGATTTGACATTCAACGAAATGGGCTTCTCAATTGAGAAAGTTTCTGTTACTGCAAAGTCACGTGCTTTGAAGGCAGAGTACTCAATGGAATTGGCACAAGACTTGAAGGCAGTTCATGGTCTAGACGCAGAAACAGAATTGGCAAACATCTTGTCAACTGAAATTCTTGCTGAAATTAACCGTGAAGTTATCCGTACGATTTACTCTGTTGCTAAAGTTGGTGCTCAAGTTGGTACTACTACAGCAGGTACATTCGATTTGGATACAGACTCCAATGGTCGCTGGATGGTTGAGAAGATTAAAGGTTTGGCATTCCAATTGGAACGTGAAGCCAATACAATCGCTAAGACAACCCGTCGTGGTAAAGGTAACGTGATGATCTGTTCATCTGACGTTGCTTCTGCTTTGGCAATGGCTGGTCTTCTAGACTACCAATCTGCTTTGAACAGCCAAGTTAACTTGACAGTTGACGATACAGGTAACACATTTGCTGGTACTTTGTTTGGTCGTATCAAGGTGTATATCGATCCATATTTTGCCGCTAACTCCACATCTGAGTTTGCTGTTATGGGTTACAAAGGTTCTAACGCATATGACGCAGGTATTTTCTACTGCCCATACGTTCCTCTACAAATGGTTCGTGCAGTTGATACAAACAACTTCCAACCAAAAATTGGTTTCAAGACTCGTTACGGTCTAGTTGCTAATCCATTTGCTGAAGGTACTACACAAGGCGTTGGCGCATTGACTGCTAGAGCTAACTTGTACTATCGTGCATTCAAGATTTCGAACTTGATGTAATAGAGACCCCGTTAAGAGGGTTACTTAAAAGAGAGGGTCGAAAGACCTTCTCTTTTTTTTCGCCTAAATATACGTATGACAGCACTAACAAGAAACCCATCAAATCCAAATTTAATTCATCCAAATAAATTTGAGTTAAATTTTGGTCGACTACCAAACATGCAGTACTTTTGCCAAACGGCAACGGTACCTGGAATCTCATTGTCTGAAATTCCAAAACCAACACCATTTGTTGACATGTATATTCCTGGTGAGAAAGCAATGTATGATTTACTCAACGTAACATTTATGGTTGATGAAGAAATACAAGCATGGAAAGAAGTACACGATTGGATTCGTGCTATGACTTTCCCTAAAGATTATTCAGAATATCAAAACTTGGCAAATTTAAATCGATATTCAACTTTAGGCAAAACTACCGGCCCACAATACTCTGATGCGACACTTACCATATTGTCTTCATCTAATATTCCATTGTACCGATTTAAATTCTACGAAGTGTTCCCGACAAGCATTTCTTCTTTCTCTATGTCATCTACCGACACGCCAGATAATATCATTACTGCCGATGCCACATTCAGATATACCTATTACGATATTGACAAACTGTAATTTATAATGTATACTCCTAACTAGGAGGCTCTATGACTAAACTTGAAGAACTATTGGAAATGTGGCGTAAAGATGCACAGATTGACCGCACACAACCTAATGTTGAACTGATTAATATTCCACAACTACACTCAAAGTATTTGACTATCATGTCAAAGCACCGACTTCAATCTAAAGAAGCTGAGTTTAAGTTTAACAAATATAAAAAAATAAAGTGGGAATATTATACAGGCAAAATGGATGATGAAGAATTAAAAAAATACGGATGGGAACCATTTCCGTTTGTGTTGAAATCCGACATTACTACATACTTTGATAGTGACGAAGATTTAAACAAACTCTCTGCCAGCAAAATTATGCATGATGAAATCGTTGACGTTTGCCAAAGTATTATGAAAGAACTCAACAGTCGTACATTTCAGTTACGTGACTATATTGCTTGGGAGAGGTTCATACAAGGTATAGGTTAATGGCAGATTTGATATTAAAGAAACTTAATGAAGCTTACATTAGGTTTGAATGTGAAAAAAACATAGCACAAGAGTTAAGTGATTATTTTACATTCTATGTTCCTGGTTATCAATTTACTCCCGCTTATAAGTCTCGCATATGGGACGGCAAGATTAGATTGGCAGACTTAAGAACATTTAATATCTATCATGGTTTAGTTCCATACATTCAAAAGTTTTGCGAAGAACGTGAATACACATTAGAACTAGAAAAAGAAGTTAACATCACAACTAACTTCTCGGTACACGAAGCAAAAGAATTTATCACATCTTTAAATTTGCCATTAGAAGTACGTGATTACCAATTAGATGCATTCGTAAAAGCCATTCGCAACAGACGAATGTTGTTGTTATCACCAACAGCATCAGGCAAATCTCTTATTCTTTATCTGATTCTTTCCAAGATACAAGAACAGAATCATTCTAAAGGTTTATTAATTGTACCAACTACATCACTAGTTGAACAAATGTATTCTGATTTCAAGTCATATGGTTATGATGTTGATACGTATTGTCACCGACAGTATGCAGGTAAAGATAAACACACAGATAAGTTTTTAACTATCACAACGTGGCAATCTATATACAACAGAGAGAAAGAATACTTTGAGCAGTTTGATTATGTACTAGGTGATGAGGCCCACCAGTTTAAAGCAAAGTCACTGACAACCATACTATCTGGTTGTATTAATGCATCCATGCGTGTTGGATGTACTGGAACACTAGATGGTACTCAAACACACAGATTAGTACTAGAAGGTTTGTTTGGTGCAGTACACAAGGCAACAACAACTAAAGAGTTGATTGAAAACAAACATGCTGCTGATTTTAAAATTAAATGTATTGTATTAAAATATCCAGATGTGGTCTGTAAAGAATCCAGAGATTGGGACTACAATGCTGAAATGGATTATATTGTTGCCAGTAGAAAGAGAAATGATTTTATTAAGAATCTAACTCTATCACTAGAAGGCAATACACTTGTACTATTTCAGTACGTAGATAAACATGGTAAGTTTTTATATGAACACATCAAAGACTCTAACATAGATAGGACAATATCTTTTGTTTATGGTGGTACTGATGTGGAAGAACGAGAGAACGTTCGTGCCGTAACAGAGAAAGAAACTAATGCAATCATTGTTGCATCTTATGGTACATTCTCTACTGGTATTAACATTCGTAATCTACACAATGTAATATTTGCATCACCATCTAAATCTAGAATTAGAAACTTACAATCTATTGGTCGTGTACTACGATTAGGTGATAACAAAGACCAAGCTGTCTTATATGATATCGCAGATGATTTTAGAATAGGCAAACATACCAATTATACCTTGCATCATTTCGTAGAACGTGTTAAAATATACGATGAAGAGAAATTTGAATATAAATTTTACAACGTAGATATAAAAGAATGAACAACGAATTATCAATTAAACTTTTTAGATTGGCAACAGGTGATGACATTATCTCCGCCTTTGTCGAAGACATAGAGTCGAACACTATTATACTACAACACCCTATGAAATTAGTTTTTCGTAGGATTCCAACTGGTGCAACTATCTTGGCTATGATGCCTTGGTTGCCTGGTGAGTTGATTAAAGTCGATGCCGCTTGCATCGACATTGCAGAAATTGTGACTGTGTTGGAATTGAAAGATGATATGGTTGATTACTACCTGAATGTAGTAGAGAAGTATTTGTTATCTAATGAAAATTCAGATGAGATTTTGAGAGAGAGATTACTTGGTGCTATGGATCATTCCGAATTGGATAACTTAGAACAAGTAATGGAAGAGAAAACTAACAGTGTAATACATTAACATGAAACAGCAACACCGCAATTATATGACTAAACCAACCAACGTGTCAAGCGTTAAATAAGGCAAATATGAGTACTAAACATTATGTGAACAACGCCGACTTTCTGAAGGCTCTAATTCAATACCGTGAGGATTGTGAAACTGCAAAGAGTAATGGTAAGGAAGACCCACAGATTCCAAATTATATTGGAGAATGTTTCCTGAAAATTGCGGAACACTTGTCTAGAAAGCCAAACTTTATATCCTATTCCTTCCGTGATGAGATGATGAGTGATGGTGTTGAGAATTGCCTCATGTACTTCCGCAACTTTGATCCGGTAAAGAGTAAAAATCCATTTGCTTATTTTACTCAAATCATATATTATGCTTTTCTCAGACGAATTATGCGTGAGAAGAAACAACTGTATGTTAAGTATAAGGCAACAGAGATGTTCGGCATATTAGATGAGGGTGAGTTTCTATCAGATGATGATGGAGCTAACAGACAATTCCAGTTGTATGAAAACATTTCTGAATTCATTTACAACTTTGAAGAAAATAAAAAGAAGAAAAAAGAAAGTAAAACTAAAGGACTTGAAAAGTTTATTGAAGAGATTGATGAAGATAAATGAAGATTGCTTTAATTAATGATACGCACGCTGGTGCTCGTGGTGATAGTTTGCCATTTAATGAATACTTTTTTAAATTCTGGGAAGGCACATTCTTTCCGTATTTAAAAGAAAACGACATTAAACATATTTGCCACCTTGGTGATGTTGTTGACCGAAGAAAGTTTATCAACTATGTTATTTTGAATTCGTGGCGTAAACGATTCTTTGATGTGTTGAAGAACGAAGGCATTACAATGGATGTAATTGTAGGTAATCACGATGTGACTTACAAGAATACAAATGAAATCAATGCGATGGATGAATTGTTCAACCATTATGATAACATTCAGGTGATGACAGAACCAAGGTTGATGAACTATGATGGCACTAATGTTTTGATGGTACCTTGGATTAATTCCAGTAACTATCAAACGACATTAGATGAGGTACAAAATACACCTGCACAGATTGTATTTGGTCACTTTGAAATTGCTGGCTTTGAAATGGACAAAGGTAATATTTGTCACACTGGTTTGGAAAAGAAAATGTTTGACCGATTTGATATCGTGTTATCAGGACACTTTCACCACAAATCAAGTGATGGCAACATCTCATACTTGGGCAACCAATATGAAATGACTTGGGCTGATTACAATGACCAACGTGGTTTCCATATCTTTGATACAGACACAAGAGAGTTAACGTTTGTACCGAATCCACACAAGATGTTTCATAAGATAACATATGATGATGGTTCACAATCATTTGAAGATTGGAAGACACACAACTATGCCGAATATAAAGATTGTTACATTAAGGTTGTTGTATTAAACAAACAGAATCCTTACCTGTTCGATACGGTACTTGACAACCTGTATAAGTGTGGTGCAGCTGATATCTCCATTGTGGAAGACTTCAATGATTATGATACCGACATTGATGCCGATATTGTGGATCAGGCAGAAGATACAATGACCATACTATCAAAGTACATAGATAACTTGACATTAAATGTGGAACGTGATAAACTCAAGAACTTAATGAAAGAATTATACGTTGAGGCATTGAATACAGAAACTACAGAATGATTATTTTTAGATATGTAAAATGGAAGAATTTTCTATCCACTGGTAACAGTTGGACAGAAGTAAAGTTGGACAACTCACACAACACACTTGTAGTTGGTGAAAATGGTTCAGGCAAGAGCACAATGTTAGATGCATTGTGTTTCGCTTTGTTTGGCAAACCATTTCGAAGCATCAACAAACCACAGCTTGTAAATTCAATTAATGGCAAAGATGGCATTGTTGAAGTTGGTTTTGACACAGCAAACAAATCGTATAAGATTGTTCGTGGAATCAAACCAAATGTATTTGAGATTTATCAAGACGGTGTTCTAATCAATCAAGAAGCCGCAATGCGTGACTACCAAGAATACTTGGAGAAGTTTATCATCAAGTTGAATTACAAATCATTTACACAGATTGTGATTCTTGGTTCGGCTTCATTCACACCTTTTATGCAGTTGTCTCCAGGTGATCGCAGGTCTATCATTGAAGACTTGTTAGACATTCAAATCTTTTCCACTATGAATAGTTTGGTAAAAGAACGTATGTCAGAAAACAAAGAACTGTCAGTTGCCAAAAAGAATGAAATCGAATTGGCAAAACAGAAACATGAAATGCAGAAGAAGCACATTGATGAACAAAATCAAAACAATGATTTGCGGGTAAGACAGTATGAAAATGAAATTCAAACTAACAACAACACCATACAAACCTTACATGCAGAAGTTGCTAACGCCAGTACATTGGTCGAATCGTTGTCGTCATCGGTGGCAGAGAAATCTACTGTCGAAGATAAGGTCAAGAAGATTACAAAGCTTGAATCTCAAATTGAGAGCAATTTATCCAAACTACGTAAAGATATTAGTTTCTTCCAGCACAATGATGATTGTCCAACGTGTAGGCAAGCCATTGCCTCGGATTTCAAAGAAACGGAACTTCTCAATCTAGGTACAAAAGTTGGTGAATGTGAACATGGATTGACTCAATTAGAATCTAAGTTAACTGAAGAACAAACCAAGTTGAATTCTATATC